CTCTTGTACTTTTCTTTCAAACTCTCTTACATATAAACTTGGATCAAAAACAAAATCATCTGGTCGTTTGATAAAGTTATTTGTGTCTATATCAAATACAGCATCTGCTTTTTTGTTTTGGTCATTATAAGTTTTTTCATCTGTGATAAAATAATAATTGATTGGGTGTTTAGTACCTGGAATTAATTTACCTTGTATATTATTTGGATTTTTTGCTGATAGATATTGTTGAGAAAGTCTTACTCTTTCTTCCTCTTGTTTTTCTTTTGGTACATCAAACAATACATTTAAATCTAAATCAGCATCATTTCTATATCTCTTTGTAAGTATGGAACCAATTAATGATACTTTTAAAACTGGATATTCTTTTTCAAACTCATTAATTTGTTTGGTAATAAGTTTTTTAACACTTGATTTAATTTTTGGATCTTTAGTATCAGCATCATCAAACACTGCTGGCGCATATGTTTTTCTTGGTATATCTATGATACTTTCTATTATAAAGTCTTTAAATCTCATCTTCTTTTTAACTCTATCTCTTTCTTTATCCAACTTAACGCTATTCCGTTTTCTGGTTTAGTTCTTAATCTACTTCTAATAAATTTAGAAGCCTGATTTAAAACAACTGATACTAATTCTTTTTCACTTCTATTATTATCTACAATTAACATTTTGTTAGGACTAAACACTCTTTGAAATGCTCCGATGTTTGCTTGTACACCATCCCAACTTTTCTTTACAATATATTCTGGTATTGATCTTGGTCGTTTTTTATTTCTATCTAATGCCACTTCTAAACTAGTGTTTACAAATACCATATAACAATCATAACCAATGTTTTTTAACATACTTACTTGTCTTTGAACAAGTGGTAAATCTCTGCCTGTGGCGTCTATAATTAAACCTAATCTACCTTTTACATATTGATCTAACATATTACCCGCAGTTGTCTTTGCTCTTTGTCTAATAATATTTCTAAAGTATTCTTCTTCATCTGGCATTTTAAGAGATAAGTTTGCCTTTTTCAAACCTCTTTCAAAAGCATTATCAGAGTTTACTAATTTTAAACCTGTACCACCAAATGCTGATGAAGTCACAAATGTTTTACCTGAACCAGGCCCACCAGCTAAAAAGAATGCTTTAAATATACCAGGGTCATAAACACCTTCATTTAAATATTGTTTAAACTCATTCAAAGATTTACCCTTTAATCTATTTATTATTTTTTTCGCAATATCTTTTGGTTCTCCACCTTCTGCTTTAACTTCTATGAAACCAGGTTTGTTTCTATAATATTCTACAACAGGACCTGTTTCTTTTTTGTATAACGCAATTCTATTTTTAATAATCTCTGGTTTATCATCTGCTCGTCCTCTTTTAGTTAATCTTCTAATTACTTCTTCTGGACTTACATTTAAATAAACAACCTTATCTATTTTAATTCCTTCTTTTTCTAAATCTTTTACTTGTTGCAAATATCTTGGATAACCATCAAATACAAAACCTTTATCTGCTTTAGCAACTGCATCAAACATAAGTTTCTTTACAATATCATTTGGAGCAAAATCACCACTACCTAAACTAGATAATCTCTTAGCCATTTCACCACCTTGTGCTTTTGCCTTTCTTAATAGTTCACCAGGGTAGATATGGGGTATATCAAACTCTTTTGTTATAAATTCAGCGTAAGTTGATTTACCTGAACCTGGACCACCTATTAAAATAATATTCATTAGTTCCAACCTTTTGGCATTGTAAAGTTTGCTCTACTAAATTCCATTCTATCTACTAACTTCACAGCTCCAGCAACTCTATCAACAGCAACAAATCCTTCTGGTGCTGTCACTTTATAACCATTTGAAGTTTTTAGAAAGTGACCTATACTTTGTATTTCACTCATCTTACTTACTAAAAAGTTTTTAGCGTTTTGTAATGTGACGTGAGAAGCAATAGCCATTGTTAATGCATTTTTATTTCTATCAATATATTTTAAATTCGTTTCTAAAATATCTTTATATTTTTGTTTTCCTGTAGGTGTCTTTCTACTGTCTATCTCTGCTTGTAAGATATTAATATAATACTCTCTAAACATATCTACAAGGTTTCTAACTTTTGCCATATGACCTTGTGTGTTTCTAATATAATGATTGAAGAAAGTTTTTAATCTAAACCCTACACTTAAACCATCAGATGATGATTTACTCATCTCATCTAACATTGGACCTGCTTTAGATAATGAGCCTTCTGCCATTCTTAACTTCGCATTAAATTGTGTAAGTTCGTTTTTTGTTAACTTCGCAGAACCAGATACATCTTTATAACCAGCACTTGCTAGAAATACATTTCTTGCTGATCCTCTAACTGTACCAAAACCAGCAGTCATACTATCTAAAGTTTTACCTGTATATTTTGTGTGAAAAACAATTCCCATTCTTGCCTTGGCAATTCTTTTACCAATACCACTATCTGCTTGAACAGCATAAGTTATTGTATTTGGTGTAAAAGAAATCATCTTATCACCATCTATGTTTATTGATTTTAAATCTGATTGTGTGAATAAAAAGTCACCTTGTAATACACCTTTAATACCTAGACGACCTAGTTCTCTTAATGCAACAGTAAGTTTATCTGCTAAATCACCAGAGTGATTTTTTCTTATGTCGCCTGTTGTGTAATTGATTTTTGGATTTTTATTAAATACAGCTTTTGTACCTACAAAGAATTTATCATTTTCTGGATTGATACCACAGATGATCGCAGGTGCGCCATCCCATTTAACAGTCATATTGACTTTAGCTCGTGAAGAACCCGCCAACATATCTCTTACTGATTTTAGGAAATTGATTGCATTTTTTCCACCCTCAGAACCACGATTTATTATATCGTCTTCTAGGTGTTCTAAATGTACATTTCTATCTTTTGTAATAAATCCTTTAAAACTAAACATTTTTCTCTCATTAATTCCATAAACGAATACACTTTGCCCATATAAATCAATTGATAATATTTATATTATATACTATTTATGACAGTTTGTCAAGGTATAATTACAACGTTATATAAAGAAATTTAGGGATACCACCCTCTAATAACCAAGTTTTATGTTTGTTTTGAAACTTAACTAATTTAAAAGCATCTTCTTCAAAAAAGTATTCTGCTACCACTTTTTTATTTGGATACTCTAACACTTGCCAGATTATATCACCATTTTTCTTTTTCATTCTTTTACGATAATGTAAATCTTTTATCGTTTGATTACCTGGTCTTTTATCGCCTTTATGAAATCTAACTTTTTGTTTCTTTGCCATTATAATTTAAAGTCACTAAACTTATCGTAGCTTTCCTCTGGTGATGGATAACTTTCTTTTACTTTAGTTTGGTTACTATCTACTATATTTTGTGCTGTGTTTTCAACATCATATAATCTCATTTTACTTCTATCAATACCTACAATAAATGATCTATTCATCGCTGGGTCATTATATCTATTTTTTAATTGTTTGACTTTCATTTGTCCAAGTGATTCAAGTTCTTCATTTGACATAAGAGCAAACATAAAGTCAGCAGTCGCAGGTAAACCAAATGATTCTGATGTATCTTCTAAACCAATATCTGTACTTACATAACCAGTTCTAGTTGTTTGAGTTGCACTAAAAATTGGTACATCAAACTCAACAGCGAGACCTCTTAATTCTTCAGCGATTGCTTTAATATAAAAGTATGATGATATATTACCACCTTTAAATCTACTTGACGCACATATGTTTAGATAATCAATAAAAATAACTTGTGGTTTAAATGATTTCTTTAAAGCAAGTTCATTAAGTAAACTTCTAAAATGACCACTATGTGCTGACGCAGTAGGATATTCTTTAATAATTAATTTACCTTTTGTCTTACCTTCAAGTTTGTTTAGTTTATTATCATATAACTCTTTTGGCATTGCGTGTAAATCATCAATCGTCACATCAAATAAGTTTGCATCTATTCTTTCAGCAATTCTTTCTTCAGCCATTTCAAGTGTGATGTATAAAACATTTTGACCTTGAGTTAAGAAACTTGAAGCAACGTGGCACATAAACAAAGACTTACCAACACCTGTACCCGCAAGAGCGATGTTTAGTGTTTTACTTGGAACACCACCTTTTGTAATTCTATTAAAGAAAGATAAATCAAATGGATAACGCTTTTCTTTTGTGTGGTCCCAATCAAATCGTTTTTTCGCATCTTCAATATAATCGTGCCCGATATGATTATCAAATGAAACAGCCAACGCATCAGCAAGAATAGTAGGTATCGCTTCTGGTGTTCTTGTTTTATCTTTATTATCTAGTATCTTAATACCATCAAGTACAGCATTATGTACTGCTCTATCTTTACAAAACTTTTCTGTAGTATCTAATAACCATTGTAAATCTGTTTCTTCATATGAAATACCATTTACTAAATCTTTTATATTTCTATATTCTTCTTCGTTTAAATCTTTTCTATTGTTAAGTTCAATTAAGATTGCTTCTTTTGTAGGTAAGTTCTTATACTTTATGACAAATTTTTCTATTTCAGCATACAATTCTCTTTCATCTTTTTTAGAGAAGTAATGAGGTTTTATAAAAGGTAAAGTCTTTCTTGTATAATCTTCATTATGAAAAAGATTTGTAAGTATTGTATTTTCAATTCTATCAGACATAATGTAAATAACTTCCTATAATATACTTTGGTTCTTTAATTGGTTTATGTGCCGTATGTTTATGTGTCCATAGTGGAGGAAACATTAATAACTTTCCTTGTTTTGGTTTAACATTTATATCATACTCTGAGAAAGAAGTCAACCCTCCTTCATTATCATTTAGATATAAAAAAAATACTAAAAATCTTTTGGCACTAGCATAGTCCATAACATCAACATGCTCTTTAAATTCATCTTTATTATTGACTTCATACTTCTTAAATCTTATTTGTTCCCAACCATATTGTTCTGGCCAATTATTTGTAATTTTAAATTCTTCTGCATATTTTTCAATGAATATATTAAATGCTTTATACAATATATTAACATACTCATTCCAATCCTCGTGTAAGTTAATATTGATTTCTGTAAATGATCTATGACCTTCTAATTCTGTTTTTTGCCATTGTATTCTACTATCTTCAAACTTGTCAATTAGATGTTGACAATTTTCTTTTGTCAATACATTATCATAAGTCTTAATAAAATTAACCATTAAATTCTACTTTACCTTGTTTTAATTGTTCTTCAACAATCTCTATTAAAATATCACCAATGTAATTTTTGAAGTCTGTAGATTCAACATCTACTTTTTTAGGGTTTACCATTATGTCATAAGTAAACCTTAATGGTATATCACCAGTATCTAATGGCTTGGGTTCAAAAGCAACTTTATCGTATTTGTAGATTACTCCATCGTAATCACCTTCAAGTAATCTTACACAACTAAAGTCATCGCCTTCTCTTTGAGCAAAGGCGTATCTTTTATTCTTCTGTTTCTTCTTCTGATCCGTAGCTGAATTTTCGTTTTGCGATTTCATCTATCTTATCTAATACCTCTTTTGTAAAATATTTCTCAGGGTCATCATTGATATTTTTACCAAACACTTTTGAGCCATCTGGCATTTCATATCTTGTTGACACTTTCTTAAAGATACCACCTTCTTCAGCGAGACCAATAAGACCATAGTATTTGTCTAAACCTTTTTTGTAAGTTAGTTTGACATCTATTTGTGCGTTTTCTTTTGTTAACCTTGATTTATAATTTTTACAATGAATAATATTACCAACGACCTCGGTACCGTCTTTTTCTTTTCTTTTACCAAGATAGATGATTGATGATGCAGCGTATTTTAAACCACTACCGCCACCCATCTCTTTTTGTGGAAACATTGAGCCAATGACATCATAAGTATGATTAGTCATTATCATAGGTACATTTGCTTTACCTAATTTCAATGTTAATACTCTAAATGTTGATTTGACAATTTGTGAACGAGTCATATCTCTTGTTTCTTTACCAGATGCTGTATCTTCCATTTCTTTTGTAGTTGATAACATACCTAAACTATCTAATACAAACATCAAAGGTTTTCTACCTGACTCTGGTTGTTCATTATACTTGTCTAAAATTTTTATAGATTGATTTCTAAATTCTTGTAC